AACCTTTATTACTTGTAACAGCCTGACCCATTACAGTATCTTCATCAGAGATGTTCTGGTTAGTAGTATTCTGCGCTTCTGCTTCTGCTTGTGCATTCATGTCTTGGCTAATATCAAACGCTACATCAGTTGCTTCTTGGCCAAACGAGCTAGGATTGAAGCTATTGTCTGTACTTTGAGTCTGAGAAATAGTATTGATGTCATCATTGTTCAGAGGGTCACCTACCATAGGTGCTGCTTCATAACCAACAACAGTAGCAATAGCATCACGATCTTCTTTAGTTGCAAGATCGCCTACACTTTTAGTGTTAGACAAAACTTCTTGCATCTGCTGATCTACAGGGTTTGGGTAAGAATCTGGACCTCTGTCTGCCATGTCAAGGTCTCTAGCGTTTCTTGCATCCTGATAAGAAGTATACATTTTACCGTTATAAAAGAATACCTCATAAGACCCGTCTTCTGTATGACGTATTTCTGATCGTATCTCAGGGCTAATAAAAACACCTTCTGCAGCTTTTACAGGGTCACCACCAATGCGACCTGTTGCATCCATGTGAGCTAAACCCTGCTTGGCACCATTGCGTAGGTCTTCAAAGTACTTAACGCCATAATAACGCAGAACATCTGCAGGGATTACGTATTCACCTTCGCTAAGCATAGCAGGAATATCGTCCCGTACCTCATGAGGTAAAGAGCCCGGAGGTACTTCATTGCCACTTATAGGGTCAACTCTGCTAGACTTAAACACAGCCTGCATTTGCATATCTTCATTACGAGCCATTAATCTTATCCCTCAGAAACTTTAGTCTACGTAGTGTGTAAATAGCGCCTTGCGCACGATGCATCTCAACAACATGCTCAGACTGTTCTAGACGCTTGTGCTGTTCTTCAATCCAAACGTCTAGTTCTTGGCAGAATGCATCCCATTCAGGTTTATTATTAACGAAGCTCTTAAGCGACATTACCACTGAACCCTTGTTCGCCTGGTGTTGGAGCCGTGCCAGTACCAATGTTACCGCCGCCTGCACCAGTCATGTCTTGTACGTTAGCACCGGGTGGTACTGCAGCTTCACCGCCGGGGCCTGCTGGCGCTGGGCCTGCTGCTGCGGGAGGAGGTGCTGGCTGGAATGCTTTCAGGATCTCTGCTTGGATAGCTGCGTCCTGCATGGAGTTAGTTACCTTGTTAGGATCAAGGTCCATACTCTTAGCAATCTCACGTATAATATAATCCATCTTAGCAAACGGTGCAAGCATCGGGTTCTGTACAACACCCAAGAACTGCATCAAACGTTGGCTACGCACTTCGTTAGCCATCAAGCTTTCTGTACCGTTAGCAATAACTTCCAAGTCACCCTTGATGCTTTCATCAAAGTCAAACTGCATGTTAAACGCAAAGAAAGAGCGGCCCATAGGTGCTAGCAGGTAATCGTCTACATTCTTAACAACGCTTCTAATAGAGCCGTTAGCTGCAGACATAAGCATGCTAATGCCAGAAGCAGTCCGCCCAACTCCGCTGACTCCTGTCTGACCATGTGCAAAGCTCGGGAAGCCTGTGCTTTCGTCAGCAAGCACACGTGCCTTATCAAAGAGCTGCATGTTCTCAGCTGCAACGTTAGGGAACTTCGTACCAAAGATAGCTTGACCCGGTGCACCGCCCTGTCTCCTAAATACCTTGCCTGGATAAACTGACAAGTCCTGACCCGGAACAAGGTTAGTCTCATCAATCTCAATAAGAAGGTTACCAGAAAGTACAGCATTGTCAACAGCCATACGCATAAAGCCGTTCATCAATGTCTGTGTATCGTCCATGTTCTCTGCGATACCAACACCAAAGAAGCTGTAAGGGTTATGCTCATAAGGCACAGCATAGTAAGGAATACGTGCAGGCTTGAAGGGGTTAAGCACACAACGTAGGATCTCCCCGTTACATACCCAGATATTGCAGTTTACTTCGTCCAAGTTCTTAAGTGCACGTGGGATCTTAATACCCTGCTCTTCAAGCAGATCCGTATCAACATAACCCCAGAACTCCAATACTTCCCAGCGTTCACTGTTAGTAGGAGTAGAGTCATCGTCTTCCATCTTCATTTCCCAGTGCTTACGCTCGTAGTCAGCACCCATGTCGATGGCTTCTTGAATAGCTTCCTCGATGAAGAAGGGGCGATTCTTAAGTGCACGCAGCTGGTTGCGAGACATCTTGTGACGCTCTACAACATACTCAGCATCATCCATGCTCTGTGCTTCAGGGTCAGGGTAGAAGTTCCACACAGATACGTGGCTAGTCTCTGGAACAGTTTTAACTAGAGGGTCATACTCACCAGCTTCATTCCAGTTAGGATATTCTTTATCTACAGCAAACGGACCCTTCATGACACCAGTGCCAAGCAGAGCCATCTCAAACGCCATGCTACGTAGATGCTTAGATGCACCACTCTCATTCAACTGATCGTGGATCTTCTTTTCCATCTTCTTAGCTGCAACCATAGCAGGATGGAAAGTAACACTCGTAGGAGTAGTACCCTCACCTTCAATGATCTTGTCAGACACAGGGCCTAGCTTGTTAGCCAAACCACCCAAGCGCTTCTGTAGCGTAGTGCGTGTCTCGCCGGGCTGTAGCTGGGTGTCAGGACCAATCAGGTAGGGTGTACTAGGCTGCTGCCCGAATGCGCCTCTAAGGGCCTCTGTAGCGCCTCCTGCGTTAGGGTCTACGTTGATGTGTACTGACTCAGCTACACCATCAGGCAATACCGAAGGTTCAACAGACAGAGGGAACTTGTTGTTACCGAACAGTACGTCTACGATCTGGCCATATGCAGCTAGCGTTTTAGTCTTAGTAACCTTAACGAATACACGAGACTTTTCACTAGAAGTAAACTGTACGTCAGGACCATACAGACCACGATAGTTACGATAAGCACGTAGCCAACGCTCTTCATCTGCTAGACGTGAGTCTTCTGCTCTCTTGAAGCGTTCACCTACAAATGAAACAATACTGCTAGCACTACTGAAAATGCTATCATCGCTAGACTCTGCAGCAACTACTTCATCAGTTTCATATGAAAGATCGTCAATCTCTGCCATTTATTTAGTATCCAAAAGTTGGGTCTGACATCTGAAAGCCAGAACGTTGTGTAGCTGGGTTGTAATCCCAGAGAGAGCTACGTGGTCTAGTCATAACGCCATAGCGCAAAGCGTCATACAAGTGGTCTTCAGCATTTGTATCCACATCCTCAGGGTTCTTCTTATCTAGAGGAATAGTAGGGATCTGCGCTATAGTATTGGTGCAGGTAGAAAAGAATACAAGCCTTGGCTCTTCAGTAAACTCATCTACCTGCAAGCGGCGGTGGATCTCGTTCTTACCTGCTACCCTAGAGCCACGAGAGCGGTCAGAAGGTCTCCAGCGACAACCCTTCATGTTCATCTGCTCTGCAAGTGACGGGCCAGTATCACCTCTGTTATGCCAGAGAGACGAGTCTAACACGCCGTACCTGATAGTACCATCTTCTGCTTCAGCCTCCAAGATCAGATCTGCTAAGTCTGTAGCAGTAACCTTAGAGACGTACATCTCCCTGTAAACAACAAGCTGTTCACTAGGGCTTACAGCAAACCACAAAACACCAGTGTAAGAACCATAACCATAGTCACAAGCTCTAAACTTAGCCCACGACTTGGGTACATCAAATGCATCTACTACGTGTATACGCCTGTTAAACTCAGGGAACGCAGCACCTTCGTTAATATCCCAGTTACCCTCAAGCAGCTGCTTACGCTGGTGTTCAGGCAGTGAGAGAAGCATTGCTTCATAGTCACCCGTCTCAGACAGGTAGGGGTTGTCGAACAGACTAGCAGGGATAAACCTACGCTTAAACAGAGGTTGACCTTCACGGCTATGCCCCTTAGGAAACGTAATAGTATCACCAGTCTCAATGTTCGTAGCCCAGAAAGCTTCACCTGCAGGAGCAGGATCAATGAACATCTTCTTAACCCAAGCATGCCCAGCGCCACCTGGGTTAGTCGTAGCTCTCATGTAAAGCCCTAGGGTAGAGCTGTGAGCACTCCGTAGACGAGAACGCATATAATCCCAAGCGTAAGGAGTAGGCCATTGAGTAAGCTCGTCAAAACCAATCCAGTTAAAAGCCTGACCTTGGTAGCGAGTAACGTCCATATCTTTGTCAAGGTACGACATCCATAGTCTACCGCCACGAGGGCTAATCCACTGAGACTTACGTTCAGACCACTTAATCCCCGGTATAGCTTTGGGGTACAACTCTTGGCTCTTCTGAATAAGTTCCCGTAGTTCTTCAGTAGTGTGACGCACAAGTAGGCCACTGAAGTTAGGATCATTCAAGCCATGCAATGGGTCAGCAAGCATAGCGTAAGACTTACCGCCACCTGCTGCACCACCGTACAGAACTTCCCGTTCACTAGCGCTTAGGAAGTTCGTCTGGGGGCCGGGGTTTGGTTTAAACACAACGTCCTGTGCAACCTCGACATCAAACTCAGGAGCAATTACTTCCGCAGGTACAGACTGTGGTTGAGTAGCGACAGTCTCTGTAGTTTCACTCTGCGTCTCGCTCTTTGACTGAGTACGCCCCGACCCCACCTTTTTCGAGCTTCTCGATTTCGTTGAGCGTTTCTTCGAGCCATTCGGCAAGCTTGCGTTTAATAAGAGCTGCTTTCTTACGTCTTCGCTCAATGTCAATCCTCTTTCTTAAACCACCGTGTGATATATACCTGCCCGTTTGCTTAGTCAGCCAAATAGCAACATCACGGTAACTATACTGCTTTAAATGCCTTTTTGCAAGCTCTAATGCTTCTAGTTCATCAGGGATTGGTTCTAAAAGTTTGTCGTTGTCTGGGTGTACTCTGTAACCAAAAGGAACCTGCTTTGATAATCTTACTACTACGTGCCACTCTTTCTCTTGACCCTTGTGAGGTTTAGGTAGTGTCCAGTAGCCTAAAGGTTCCTTCTTTATGTCAATCTTCATATAGTATTATTCGTTAACACCTTCCTTAGGTGGTAGGTAGAAAACGCCTCCGCTAGATGTCACGTCTACTTTCTCTACTTTACCAAGTCCTGCTCTATCAAGCAAGTCTTTTGCTGCTGCCATCTTGTCACGGATACCAAGCTCAGTAGGATCGTTCAGTGCCCCAGCCAATGCCATCACAGCCTTAGGTGCACTACGAGCAAAGTAACTGCGTGTAGCGTCAGCAATCTCATCCTTAAGATTCTCTACAATAGTCCTAGTAGGTGTCTTGTCGCTATAACCAGCAAGTTTCTTGGCTAGCACAACATCACCATTGGCCTCATCAAAGAGAACCTCTAGGAACTTCTGCTGGTTTTCTGTTAGTTGTTTTGCCATAACGGTTGCCTTATAGTGGTTTATCTACGAGTGAATCATATGCTTTCCATATGTCTTCGATCTCTTGGTCATACGTATCTAGCTTGTTACCAATGCTATCTGTGATAGTAGTACTCTTCTCTACCTTAGTACGCAGATCAAGTAAAGTCTTCTGTTGTTCCAGAATAGTCTGCATCTGAGTGCTGATCTGAGATAGTCTAGTATTCAAACCACGCACATCGTTATCTTGCACTGCTTGCTCTAAAGCTTGTATGCGAGAACTAAGCGCTACAGATGTCTGATCAAAACTCTCAGACTTTTCTACTACAGTACCGATGCCTTCCTCTACAGCGTAGAATCTTTGTACGGTATCGTAACCGTAGTAGATAGCACCGCTAAGACCTGAGAGGATGGGCAGGGCAGCAGCAATGTACCACCCTTTGAAAGTAAACCCACCAATCTTAAGCTCTGTATCTTCCATATGTCAATACCTTACATTTGAGAAGAAGCAGAGCCATTCTGAAGTATATACTGGCTAGCAGAATAAATATCTTCAGCGGTCTTCATGTCACCCGACAAGTAACCTTTCCAGCCAGTACCCTGACCAAGGTCATCCCATACAATGATGAACTCGTCTACGCTCTGTGTATACGTAAATGCAGAGTAAGCACCAATCATAATGTTATTATTCATGGCGTAAGTATCAATGCTGGCAGTAAGCGTCTCATTGTTAGCTGCAGCCAAGAATGCACCAGCCTGCTGAGCATAAGTTTCTACAGCATCAAGTGCATCGTTGTAAGTACTTACTTCGTCAGCAGAGATTGTGTATTCATCAGTAGCAAGCATTTCCTGCAATGCTACCTGTTCTGGGCGTGTATCAGCCTCAGATGCAATGTCAGCAACAGATGTAGCAGTAAGCAGAACGTTAGTAGCAGACGATAGCGTATCTACAGCAAGAGACAGGCTGTTCATAGCAGCAGCATGCTCTTGAATAAACAACTGGTTAGCTGTAGTAGCGGTAGCATAATCGTATGCTAGCACGTCATCTAGCGCAGTATTGTAAGCAATAAGCATTGCTTCAGTTACTTTAGCACCATCTAGTGAGCCATCTACAATAACACCACCTACTTCAGCGTATCCTACAGCACCCATGCTAAGGTTGATAGACAGCTGAAGCCTATCATCAATAATAGAGATAGTGTTAATTAGATCCTGGATCCGTTGCTCCCCTACGGTTTGAGCGTGTAGTCCTGAAGCGATCGCTAAGAGAACGAGTGTCCCTGCCAGCATTCGTAGTTTCTGCATTACGCTCATCTGCTAAATCCTCTCCTATTCGCAATAAGCTATCCCAAAACCTCTTCTCTTTACTATACCCAACAATGTAAACATCAGGGTTCTGACGGTATCTCTCTATTGCGTCAGTACCCATTAAAAGCTTACCTGTCGTAACATCCATGATAGGGCATGGTGTCGAAGCTAACATCATAGCCTTAAACACATCAGCAGAGCCACACAGAACGCTGATAGCACTCACCTGTAACCCTAGCCCACCAAACTGCTGAGGAAGTCCTAGAAGCCTCGCATTCTTGCGTAGGTTACATTCAGCATCCTGTTGCATTGCTCCACGTGAAACACCTATCACGCTAAGCTGAATACCTGCACTCTTAGGCATCAAGCATGAGTCATTACCACCACCACCCATAACAGTAGGTGCAACCGAGGACATGACTGGTGCTGCTTGACCTGCACCCGTAGCATTGTAGTTATTGTTGACTGTTTCAGTATTGTTATTACTGTCTACAGTAGAATCAGTGTAGCTGTTGCTAAAGTCACCAGTAACGTCATTACTGTTTACAGGACTCACCCATAACATCAATAAGATCAGGGTCCATGCACATAAGCTTAAGTGCAGCTTCTTCTTGTCCAATCTGTGATAGAGTTTGTGCATTTAGATTCCGCTGACATTTAGCATCATGCTCAGCACAAGAAGAAGGCAACACTATTGTAGTCGTGCTACACCCTGCTACCGCAATACTACAAACAAACCCTAGAACGAATCTCACCACGAGTAATACCTAAGTCCCTTAATTGTTTGTCTGTCATACGCTGCAGCGCATAGATAGCTGCTTTTCTTTCTTGATACCGAATTAGTTTGACCCACATACGTGCTAGAAATCTTTTCATCTTATTGTATCCCTATGTTAGTACTACCTTATGGCAGCAGAACATAGTTATACATAAATCGTGGGTCAGTAGTATTTACTTTTTTGCAATCCCGTTAACCTACTGGGACAAACGTCTCTGTAACAGTACACATGTAATCTAGCTGAGGTGCTACGTTACCTGTAGCAACACAGCGTAGCTGATCACCAGGTTCAAGCACAAGGGTAGCACCAGTAAGTAATATATACTCACCTACACCCAAGTTCTTACCACCAATAAGGTTATACTCTTCTGTAGTATCTGACTTGTACCACTTAGCTAAAGCAGAAGTGTTACCATTAGCATTAACACAGAATAGCATAGACACCTCTGCACGACAGTTAGCAGGGCAGGTGTAGAGCGTTTCTACCTGATCCTCAGTGTCACAGATGACACCCCTACTTATAGTACGTGCTGGTTTGCCTGGCGATACGAGTGTCACTCTTCAGCTTCCTCTTTAGGTGTGAAGGGTACAACAATCTCTTCTTTCTTAACGGGCTTAGGCGCTGGGCGAGACATGATAGCTTCTACCTCAGCAGACTTGCACCACACATCACCATAAGCACCTACACCAGCTACAGCATTACCTAGAGCATCACGTACTGCTTCACCATCAAACGTAAAACCTGCAGCCTTCAGGGCTGTCTCTTGAGATTTAAAGTTCATTTCTTAGGTGTCCGCTTCTGAGTTGCAGGGTTAGATGCACCACACGATACCATACCACCCTTCTTGTAGCCCATCTTCTTAGCTACAGCAGGTGCTGCTTGCTTAAGAGCCTTCATGCCCTCATTCATAGGTTTCTTATTCATCATAGCTTTACTTCCCCTTCTTAGCTGTCTTAGCTGCTTGCTTAAAAGCCTTAGCTGTAGGTGCACCCTTAGTGCCAGGCTTCCTCATCTTCTCACCACTGCCAGCAGCAATACGCTTGCGCTTAGCGTGGATGTTAGCGTACAAGCCACCTTCAGCATAACCAGAGGCATAGATAGCTTTACCTTGCTTCTCTGCTTCAGCCTTAGTCTTGTAGACCTTCCCGGTCTTACCCCACTTGTAGCCACCCTTAACTTTATGTACAGGCATTACGTTTCCTCGCCCTTAGGTACATCTCTTACTTCAACACAGTAGCCATAACTAAAGTAACCACTATCTAAGTAACCCTGTACGATAGGCTCAGCCTTAGAGACACACTCATCTTCAGACTTGAATACAGTAGGGCTAGAAGTAAGAACACACGTGTCTGCCTCCATCGTGCCACACGCCATTACAATACCAAGATACCCTAAGATAATCATATAGCCTAACCTATCTAGAACCCAAGCTCATAACCTACAACAATACCTATCACCTTACCTGATTCATACACTGCAGGTGTAACAAAGAAACCATCATAAACCAGTCTAACGTAAGGATACACTAATGCATCATACCCTGTAACTAAACCTAACTCTGTATAGTCATTAAGCTTAACACCAGCATACGTAGACAGATTACTCTCACTGTTAAGATAAGCACCTACTATGTAGTCTTGCTCAGTAGTGTACCTTACATGAGGATGTATAGAGTTTAAGTTATACTGTTCCGCATTAAGGTGATAGCTTATAGCTAAAGCAAAGGAAAGCACCAGTCTACCACTTCACCTTGTCTGCCCAGTAAGCTGCACTCATCTTACCTTTAGCGATATTCTTAGCATGTCTAGCCTTAAAGCTAGCCTGACGCTTCGTAGGCTGCTTATCACCAGTAACACCCTGCTGTCCGAACCGGATAGTCTTAACCTTATCACCCTCCTTAGCCACAACTACATGTGACTTAGTAGGATGCTTAGGGGTACGCTTGGGCTTGTTATAGCCACTAACTCCCGCTCTTTCCAGTCTCGGATCTTTGCTCATCTTTAGAATCACGCTTCTTTGTGTAAGCTTCTTTGCCGTAGAACGCTGCTACAATCGCTGCTACTGAAACAAAATACGTAGGGGCCATGTCACCCAATACGTTAGCTGCAGTAGATAAACCAAGTAAGTTAGATAGAAGAACAGCAAAAGGATAGAGAAGCATTCCAAACAAAGCAAACCAGGCCATGTTGCGCTGGGCGTCTTCCTTCTTGTCTTCATTCTCAAACCTAACCTTGCGTTCATAAACTCTATCTCTTCTTCAGTGATAACACCATCACCATCCGTATCAGCTTCAGCCCACTTGGAATCACTATCAAGAGTCTTAAGCATAGCAGTGTTACCTGATGATATACATAGTCATCATATCATCTACGTTAGCTACAAGGTTATCTGTAGTATTCGTTACAGTACCCTTGTCACCACGCATATCCTTGCTACCAAAGCGATGCGACGTGTCTTCACTCTTATCAAACATCTTACCTTTGCTAGGAGTGCAACCTTTTTCACGGGGATTATACAAGTTATTCATCAGCGTACTCTCTCTTTCTATCGGGGTCTAACACCTCATAAGACTTCAGGTGCCCTTCTAAATACATAGCTCTCTCTACGTGATCTAACGTGTACCACACACCTGTGTCACGGTAGATAGCTTCTCTTACGTAGAAAACATCTGACTTAGGAATGTGAACCTTACGTAAAGCACGTGGGTCATTGTCAGCTAAAGCGTTGTAAAAGTCTTCTATGACTGTTTCGCTTGCATATAGTTGTACAGGCTTCTTAACCATTGTCAAGCCTTTTATGTTATAAATATAAATGTAGGGGGAGAAAGAGTGTGTATGCCGCAAACACTACAGTCTAACATAACACAGACTGAAGGGAGGGAGAGGAGAGAGACACACAGTGAGATGTTATAACCACTAGAGTCTACGACATACACATAATCACAGTAAGGTAGTAACTTTTATGTTGTGATTACGTAGACTGTATCATGTCTAAATACGTATGTCAAGAGGTATAGTTAAACTTTAGTGTTATAACTTAGGGGAGTTTAATGACCTATGTCCAGTATCCTGTTTAACACACTAAGTTATAACCTTCCCTATAGTTTAACTCTTATGTTTACTTTCTCTATAGTATAACTTTAATGTTAAGGACAGCCCTTGAGGGGCTGTCTTACTCTTGTGTTATACTCTTATAGTTTAACTATAGCCCCCTACCCCCATAGTTATGCTGAAAAGCAAGGGTGTGTCAAGCGTTTTAGTTGCACTATCATGAAGTGACGTTACGTAACTATACTAAAGAGATACACTTGTAGTCCTGCATAGTTGCAAATCCTGTGTTGCAATACTGCAAAGTGTTATACTATAACATGTTAAACTAATTAACATTACTAAAAGAGTCATGTATATAGGTTAGCAGGTCTGTTTTACCCCGTGTGTGTAACTGTGTATATACGTATAACGTGCACCCCCCGTGTGGCCCCTGCCCGCCCCGGTCGAAGCATGCTAAGTTCCTGGTTTTACTGGGGTTTCTCTCTATAGTTTTACTGGTAAAGCACTACACAAGTTGTAACTATGTGTTTTATATAGTGCTAAGCTGTTGATTTTACTGCATTCAGCAAGTCATATAGGATGCATGAGTATAAAAAGCATGTCTGTAACCATACCCCACCGTACGGTTTGCACGAAACACCAACAGACATGTATGACACACACATAAAGCACACCCACTAGTCGCACACAGAAGCAGTACATTATAGCTACATAAAGAACCTATACGAAAGTATACATTACACCTATACTTCCTAGACTAAAAAAAGGTATTGCATCATGAAAAGCTTTACCTGATATTCAATGCATCGAGACACACACAAAGGGAAACACGAGATGAAACTTTACTTGATCAGACATACGGACCTTATGACAGGCCTACAAGGTTTCACCAAGGTAAGGGCAGACAGCCTAGCACAAGCTGAAAATATGTTTGCAGATGCTTACCCTGACTATGTGATAGAAGCTTTATCTTGATGGGCATCGCTACGGTGGTGCCTTACTGGATCAAACCCAAAGAGGGAAAAGAACAGATGCTTGATATGCGACTGAATACGAAAGCTTTGGATGCCTTGGCGTGGGCTAAGGATAAGCAGATAGTGCCTGAAGATCTAACAGAAATAGAGATTATCAGGATTGTGTACGACCAAGAGATTGTAACGTGGTGTAGTGAAGCTGGTTGTGTTTCGTTTGACACTTATGATGTTGAACACCTAGACTAAACCTGAAAGATGCGAGAAATCACAGCGTATGCTTGAGCAAGAGTTTAACTCAGCATACTTTACTTACAAGGAGAACAAACATGCCTAACTGGTGTATGAACAGCGCTATCATCTCTGGCCCTATCGTGACGCTAGAGAATATCGTTGAAGCTATCAAGCAAGACAAAATGCTAGAACACTTCGCACCCATTGGAGATTGGGACTATGGCTTGGCTGTAGATGCGTGGGGCACTAAGTGGGAGCCGAGCGATGTAGACTACCACCTAGACATTGACAGCGGAACCCTAATGCTTAACTTTGACAGTGCTTGGTCGCCACCTATTGACGCTTACGACACAGCTATGGAAAGGCTAGGCGTAGAGATTAGCGCTAGCTATTATGAGCCTGGCATGATGTTTGTAGGCTCTTACGATAACGGTGACGATGAAGCCTACGAGATAGACTTTGAGGACGAGCACTGGCGTGATGCTATACCGGAGGACTTGATTGATCACTGGGGGCTTGATGATGAGTTTGACAACTGGAAAGAATGGCAAGATGATGAAGAGGAGTAATCACATGAAGAACCAACACACCCTGATCTTAACACACTTACGTGCAACAAAAGGTTTGACACAGCGTGAGGCTATGATTGACTACAGCATACAGTCATTCACTAAGCGTATCTCAGAGCTACGCAAGATGGGCTACAACATCCTAAGCGTTAAAGGGCAACACCCTATCACAGCCCAGCGCTACACTCGCTACGTATTACTTGAGGAAGCAAGCTAATGAAATATCGTGTAGAGTTTTACAGCAGGACAGACAATCAGCTTATCTGCTGGTATGAAACAGAGAACAAGCAAGATGCTATGGAGATGCTAAGCCGCACACATGCTGGCGTTAGGGCTTCACTGAAAGGCTGAACACATGTATCACACAAACAAATACCTCGCTAACCTGTATCAGTATCACAACAAGTTAGCCCGTGATGTAGACGATGCAGACTGGATAGGTGACACAGAAAAGTCAAGCTTCCTGCAGACAGAGCTAGACCATGTTAAGCAACTGCTAGACAAAGGGGAGACATACTATCCGCTATTTTAATGCGATGCTGGGATGGGTCATAACGTTATACTTACTATGGCCCGTCCTGTTTCTCTTCCTAGTATGGGTAGGAGTAGTGTAGAACATGGATCAAGGACCAGAAGATGACCCTATTGATGACATCACTCACTGGATTGGCAACTTACCTGAAACGCCTACTGACAGCACTGAGTGTCCTACTGAACGTGATACTGGGAGGCCACAACAATCAGACATTCTCAGCAAGAAACCACCAGTGGCAGAAAGACGGTAAGCCAAACCTTGTGTTTCTTATTGACTTACTACTAGGGCAAGGCCATTGTGTGGAGTGTTGGGTTTACTGGAAAGTAAGGAGGAAGTGGTGATGCGCAAGCGTATGCCTATACCAAGCAAGCGTGCTACTGTCAGTGAGGTAGTAGAG